CAGAAGCGAAGCCGGTGAAGGCCCCCGCCTGTACGGTCAGTTGAACCCGCCCAAATTCACCGCCGTTCTGAACGACAGCGTTGGCGCAATCATCGGCTGGGGCGACCACCAGGTCAGCTACACCTGCCCGCTTTCTATCGAGTGGAAAACGTGGACCGGCCAGAGCGGCAAGCAGATGACCCAGGAGGGCTTTGCCCAGTTCATCGAGAACAACCTGCCAGACATAGCTGTTCCACCGGCTGCCGACATGCTGGAGATTTCTCGCAGCCTGGAAGCAAAGAAAAAAGTCAACTTTGCCAGCGGTGTGCGCCTGTCCAACGGCCAGAACGAACTGGTCTACGAGGAACAGATCAGCGGCACAGCGGCCAAGGGCAAGCTGAACGTACCAGAAGAATTCACCATCGGCATTCCGGTGCTCGAAGGTGGTGAACGCTACGCCGTGACCGCTCGTCTGCGCTACCGCATCCAGGAAGGCGGCAAGTTGGCCATGTGGTTTGAACTGGTACGCCCACACAAGATCGTCGAGGACGCAGCCAGCGCAGTCTGGAAGGCCATCGAGGAAGGCACCGGCTACACCATCTTCAACGGAACCACCGCCAGCCGCTGATTAACGGGGCTTCGGCCCCTCAACCAAAGCAACACCATGACAAACACATTCAACCCGGCAGAAGTGCCGATCAACTACACCCTCAACTTCGCCCAGGTCAATCTGATTCTGGAAGGCTTGGCCGAACTGCCGCGCAAGAAGTCAGAGGGTTTCTACGACCAGTTCCGCGCAGTGGCTTTGCAGACGTTGCAGGCGGCAGAGGCCGAGCACAACGAGGACATCGAGAAAGCCGCGAAGGCCGAGGCCGCCCGCAACGCCCCACCCGCTTTGGTTAGCGAAACGATGGACAAAACAGACTGGAGCGCAGCATGACAGCAACACGCATTTACGTTGTCACACAGAAAAAGTCTGGTGTCTATCAACTGATCCGTGCTGCCAACCAGGCCCAAGCCATCCGGCATGCCGCACGCAAAGAGTTCATTGCTGAAGTGGCTTCACAAGATCAACTGGTTGTGCTCGTCGCGTCTGGCGTGAAGGTTGAGGACAGCAGCGAAATGCTGGCCGACCAGGTGATCGAGCACGTGGCTGGATTGGTTGAGGTGCAAGATGCAGCGCATTAAATCACCACGCACAGATGACGCTGCCATCGAGCAGGAGATCAAAGCCAAGTGGCTGACTGCGCCACGTGTCACGCCTGCCGACATCGAGGCAAACATTGCTGACGAGGTGTATTTCACCGCACTTGATGGATACGCTGGTACGCAACGAGTCACCGACTACGAGTACCGCTTTGGCCGCATCAACAACAAAGTCCTTGGCCTCCTAACCTTCTGCGTCCTGGTCCTGCGCAACGGCTTCACCGTCACTGGTGAGTCTGCCTGCGCCAGCCCTGAGAACTTCGACGCTGAAGTGGGTCGCAAGATCGCCCGCGCCAATGCCGTCGACAAGATCTGGCCCCTCATGGGCTACGAGTTGCGCACGAAGTTGGCAGGGGGTGAAGCATGAGCCTGCAACCACACCAGCAACGTGTGGTCGATGAACTGGCCACGCTGAACACGCGCATCGTGTCACTGCACAAGTTCATCAACAGCGAGACGTTCATTCAGGTTGAACGTGCCGAGCGCAACCGCCTGATTCGCCAGGAGGCAATCATGGTCGATCTGGCCAAGGTTCTGACCGAGCGTGTTGCCGCCTTCACTGCCGCTGCGGAACAAGACTTCCCACTCGGGAAAGCATGCGACCTCTCCGGGGGGCCACTTGCGAAAGTTGCCAATAACTGGCTGGCAGCCCGGAAAGACGGGCATTTCAAGGAGCACAGATTCATGGATTACGCGCAGACCATCGAGGGCATGGTGATGCACCTCGATGACAACAACAGCACGGAAAACTTCGCCAAGTTTGCTGGCTTGATGGGCCACGCACTGGCCATGACATTTGCCGCCTACATTGTTGACCACGACACGATGCACAAGGCATTGGATTCGTTTTTTGCGGCTGTTCAGGCTGATGCTTGCGCCGCACACAAGGACTTTCATGGCGAACAGGTTGACCCTTCGTACCACGCAGCACCGGATGGGGTGATGTGATGGCTGACATATCACAGCACACAGACAAACTGGTGGCCGACATCTACGCGCAGTACGAAAAGCGCGGAGGATCTGAGAAGTCACGCACCTACCTTGGGGCCAGCGTCATCGGCAAAGAATGCAGCCGCGCTCTGTGGTATGCCTTTCGTTGGGCAGCCAAAGAACAGTTTGACGGTCGCATGCTGCGCCTGTTCCAGACTGGTCATCTGGCAGAGCCGCGTTTTGTTGCCGACCTTCGCTCCATCGGCGCCACCGTCTATGACGTGAACCCGGCTGACGGCAAGCAATTCGGCTTTGTTGGACACGGCGGGCACGCACGAGGCCACATGGACGGTGCCGTGCAGAACATCCCAGGAGGTGGGAAGAAATGGCACGTGGCCGAGTTCAAGACCCATTCGGCCAAGAGCTTTGCCACGCTGAAGAAGGACGGAGTGAAGAAGGCCAAGCCAGAGCACTACGCGCAGATGACCTGGTACATGGGCAAGTCAGGTATGGACCGCGCCCTGTACCTGGCCGTCAACAAAGACACCGACGAACTGTATTCAGAGCGTCTGGAGTTTGACAAGGTGGCGTTTGAACAGATCGAAGCCAAGTTCGACTCCATCATCTTCGCAGCCGAACCACCTGCCAAGATCAGCAACGACCCAAAGTTCTACCTGTGCAACTGGTGCACACACAAAGAGGTCTGCCATGGCCACCGTGTACCAGAGGTGTCATGCCGGACGTGCGTTCACTCCACTCCAGAGCGTGAGGGTGATGGCCGGTGGTCCTGCGCCAAGTGGAACGAACCCAGCATTCCTACCGAGCCACAACGCACAGGTTGCAGCCAGCACCTGCCACTGCCGTTCCTGCTGACGTATGCAGAGCCAATGGATGCAGGAGACGGCTGGATCGAGTTCAAGCGCAAGGACAACGGCGCAGAGTTTGTGGTGGCCGCATTGGGTGCCACACACCCTTACCCGCACTTCCCCATCTACTCAACCCACGAGATCAGCGCAGCAAGGGATCACCGCTCTATCTGTGACCCTGACGTTGAGAAATACAGAACCACTTCCGGCGGTGTGATTGACGCTTAATCAAAAGGACAGAACCATGAACACGTACAGCTTTATGCCCACAGCCATTGCCGCAACAACCCTGCGTGACGCATGCCACGATGCAGCCAGATCGGCAGGTTGGTGGATCGACCAAAAGACCGGTGAATCCATCACCAGCAATCCGTACTGCTTCAGCAACAAGCTGATGCTCACCGTCAGCGAACTGTCTGAGGCTATGGAGGGTGACCGCAAGAACCTCATGGACGACAAGCTGCCGCACCGCCCCATGCGCGAGGTTGAACTGGCCGATGCAGTCATTCGCATCTTTGACCTAGCCGGGGCATACGGCATGGACATCGGTGGGGCCATTGCGGAAAAGATGGCCTTCAACGCACAGCGCCCTGACCACAAACCGGAGAACCGGTTGGCTACTGGTGGCAAATCGTACTGATGACGATGCATGACCAACTGGCTTGAACAAACCCAGTGCATGGGCAAACACCGCTTCGCAGACGCTGGCCTGGCCAAGAAGGTAGCCAGGCAGTCAGCCAAGCGCAAAGAAAGCCGCGTTGTCGCCTACCGCTGTGTGCACTGCGGTGGGTGGCACATCGGGAATGCAAACAAGAGAAAGTAAGCAGTATGAGAAAGTTTCTCGTCACAAAATTTGCCTGCGCCAAGTGCAACAGCAATTTGCATATTGCAAACGGCCCAATGCCCAAATGTGCTCCGCATGAAGATGGAGAGCCAACGGGTTGCGAGATGCATGAGAACGTCATCTTGCTTGAGCCGTGTCAAAAGTGCATGCAGCCGCTGGATGACATTCGACAAGCACTCAAGACACTAATTGTTGGTGGAGGCGTATGACCATCTCCCTCCGCCCCTACCAAACCGAAGCAGTCCAGGCCATCTACGACTACTTTGCCACCCAGGCCGGTAACCCGCTGATCGTGCTGCCAACCGGGGCAGGTAAGAGCCTGACCCTGGCAGCATTCATCAAAGGTGCCATCGAGGCATACCCGGCCACACGCATCATTGTCCTGACCCACGTCAAGGAACTGATCGAACAAGACGCATCAGCCATCATCCGCTACTGGCCTGAAGCCCCTATCGGCATCTGGTCCGCTGGTGTCGGGCAGAAAACCAAAGCCCAGATCACCGTGGCCGGGATTCAGTCCATCCACAGCCTGCCAGCCAAGTTCGGCGGTACGGATCTGGTCATCATTGACGAGGCCCACCTGGTCAGCAAGAAAGCCGACACCATGTACGGGCGCTTCCTGGCTGGCCTGCGCAAGCACAACCCGGCGCTGAAGGTGATCGGGTTGACTGCCACGCACTACCGCATGGATTCCGGCCTGCTGACAGATGGTGCCGAGCGCATCTTCACCGACGTGGCCTACGAGGCCCATGTGGGCGACCTGATCAAAGACGGCTACCTGTGCCCGCTCGTGGCCAAGAACGGCGCGACCAAGGCCGATCTGTCAGATGTGCACACCCGGGGTGGCGAGTTTGTGGCCAGCGAGTTGCAGCACGCCATGGACAAGGCCAACTTAATCGAGGGCGCACTGGATGAGGTGGCCAAGTACGCACACGACCGCCAGCACATCCTTGGGTTCTGCGCCGGGGTGGAGCATGCCGCGCACTGCGCAGACCGGGCGAACGCCAGGGGCTGGGCAGCTGACTTTGTGACCGGCGACATGGCTCCCACCGAACGTGATGCCAAGATCAACGCCTTCAAGTCCGGCCGGCTGCGCTTTCTGTTCAACGCCATGCTACTCACCACAGGTTTCGATTTCCCAAGCATTGACTGCATCGTCATGCTGCGGCCAACCAAGTCCACCGGCTTGTACGTGCAGATCATGGGACGTGGGCTGCGCAATGACGGCAAGAAGGAAAACACCCTGGTGCTGGACTTCGCTGGCAACGTCGAACGCCATGGCCCCATCGACCAGATCCGAGTGAAGAAGAAAGGCGCAAAGGGAGAGGATGCAGTTTCGGTGGCACCCGTCAAGGAATGCCCAAGCTGCCATGAACTGCTGCACACCGCCGTCATGCTGTGCCCTCAGTGCGGACACGTGTGGGAATCCAAAGCCGCGCACGGCACCGAAGCCGCTGATGCCGTCATCGTGGCTGCGCTTGAGAAGCCACGGGTGTACACGGTTGACCGGGTGGAGTACAAGAAACACCAGAAGGCAGGCAAGCCGCCCAGCCTGCGTGTGACGTACTGGTGCGGCCCGAGCACGTTTGACGAGTGGGTGCCAATCGAGGACGAGCGCAGCTACATCAAGAAGCATGCTGTCACGTGGATGTGGGTACGCGGGTGCATCTCTCCGGCCAGTGTTGAGGATGCGCTGGACATGGTGCGCGAAAACAGGATTCCCGCCCCCGACACCATCACCGTGAAGATGGATGGCCGTTATTGGCGCGTGGTGGGCTGCGACATGGGCGCACGCCGCTTGGACGTGTCGAGCGTGGTCGAACGTGAAACAAGGTTTTGGGAGCAAGTGGCATGATAAAAGCAGGCGACCAAGCCATCATCATCGCCGGTGCACTTGGCGACAAAGGCCCGAACATCGGCAAGACCGTTCGTGTCGGCATGCTCCAGGGTGAGCACTCAGTCCATGGCCGGATCTGGCGTGTGCATGGCGAAGGACTCACAACCGAGTACGGGGCAACCGGGTCAGAACTTGACTGCGCCCAGGGGTGGTTGAAGAAGATCGAGCCGCCGAAGCAGGACGCGCCCAGCGCCAGCAAGGAGATCACGGCATGAACAACCAGCCAACGCCAATATGCCCGCACTGCGGCCACGTCTACGACCACGACGACATCTTGCAAGACGATCTGGTTGACATTTTCGGCCTCGCACATGCAGAGGGCACCGCCGTCATTGAGTGCCCAATTTGCGATACGGAATTCTGGATCAAGGGTAACTGGACACCAAAGTTCAGCACAGCCATTGCGGAGGAATTGCTGTGAAAGTCCTATTCCTTGACATTGACGGCGTGCTCAACAGCGCACGCACATGCGTGGCCTTCAACGGCTACCCGTTTGAGGTGGACGGACATCACCGAGGCATGTTCGATGAGGTGTCCATCGGCCTGATCCGTGGCCTGTGCGCCAAAGGTGGCGTGAGTGTGGTGGTGTCGTCAGCATGGCGCACCACCCACCACTGGGATCTGATCGGGCGGGCGCTGGACCTTCCTACCATCGACAGAACGCCAAGCCTGACCAAAACTCGTGGCGACGAGATTCAGCATTGGCTGGATGCCCACCCAGAGTGCAAGCACTACGCCATCGTGGATGACGACCCAGACATGCTGCCAGAGCAAACGCCCTACTTCGTGCAGACGGACGGGCGAAACGGCCTGATGTGGGACGACTTCAAGAAGCTGTGCGGCCTGTTCGGCATCAACCCTTACGACTGCGCCCCAACGCGCATTCGCGAAGGCAATGCCACCAAGCTGGTTTGGGAGGACTCATGACCCCCATCCTGAAGGAAAACCACGGCGTCCTTGTCGCTGTCTCACCAGCCTACTACTGGCAGCCCATCGAAACCGCTCCGATGGGTGTCAAGGTGCAACTCAAGACTGTGCCGGGAGGCATCGCCACCTATGGCGAGGTCTGCGAGCGCAACCGCAAATACTTCTCGCACTGGGCACCGTTGCCCACAACACGCAAATGATTTTTCGGCGGTGGCACACGGCGGTCGCACCGTGCGCGACGGACTTAACCCTCGGGGCAGGGCCGTTAACTGCAACCAACACTCGCGCAGTTGCGTTTCCCGTGGAGGGACTGCTTACCCCTCACGCCACCGCCACCCGAATACAGGACACAAAATGACCCCAGCAGAAATCGAAGTGAAGATCGCTTGCGCCAGGCGCGAAATGGAATACTGGCAAGGCATCTTGAAGGACAAATCGTGTCACGGATGCGCCAACTTTCAACAAGGCGGGTGCGTAAAGGCTGGCGGGATTACCCCACCACTTGACGTGCAAAAAGTTGGCTGCCCGGAGTGGGTTTGGGACTGCGTGCCTTTTTAGCCTTAACAGATTGAGTTTTTCTCAACTATAAGTCACAATAAGACACAATGGAACACAACATCATCAGCGTCAGCGGCGGAAAAGACAGCACCGCACTACTTTTACTGGCCATTGAGCGCCAGACCGAAAACATGCAGGCCGTGTTTGCCGACACCGGGAACGAGCATGAACAGACATACGACTACGTGCGTTATCTGGAGCAAGCCACAGGTGTGCCAATCCGCTGGGTGAAGGCTGATTTCACTCGCCAGATTGCAGGCAAGCTGGAGTATGTGCTGACGAAGTGGGCCGACAAGGGCGTGCCACAGGCATCTATTGACCGGGCCGCCTCCGCGCTGGTGCCCACCGGTAATCCGTTTCTTGACTTGTGCATCTGGAAAGGCCGATTCCCAAGCACAAAGGCAGCGTTTTGCAGCGAAGAACTGAAGCGCAACCCCATCATCGCCCAGGTGCAAATGCCAATACTGGATTCCGGTGATGACATCCAAAGTTGGCAGGGCGTGCGCCGGGATGAATCGCTGCGCCGCTCTACTCTGCCAGAGCGCGACCTGAAGCTGACCCACGCCAACGGTGCGGAACTGTGGAACTACCGACCCATCTTGGATTGGACGGCAGAAGATGCTTTTGCCATGCACCGAAAACATGGCATCAAGCACAACCCACTTTATGAGCAAGGCATGGGACGGGTAGGGTGCATGCCATGCATCAACTGCCGCAAAGACGAACTGCTGGAAATCAGCAAGCGGTTTCCAGAGGCCATTGACCGGATCAGGCAATGGGAAAGCGCCGTAGCAGCGGCCAGCAAGCGAGGGGGGGCAACATTCTTCGCTGCCGTCAACCATGGCGAAGGCATGACAACTTAACAGGCTGTGGCTGTTGCCAACATTGACGCCGTTGTGGAGTGGTCGAAAACAAGCAGAGGCGGCAAGCAGTTTGACTTTTTGCGCATTGACGACAACGGCCCTGCATGCTCGTCTTTGTATGGGTTGTGCGAATGACCAAACAAACCCTATCCGTTCCAGAGACGGCCAACATGCTCAACGTGCACGAGAACACGGTTTTCAAACTGATTGACTCGGGCACCCTGCCAGCCGCCAAGATTGGTCGGTCCTATGTCCTGCTGTTCCGAGACGTGATGCAATACGTCGAGAGCCAGGTGTCACAACAAACGGCCCAGCGCATGGGTGGTGCGCCGGTCAAGCGCAGACGTTCACCACAGCTTGTCGGCCATGGTTGACCCGCGCAAGTTGGCATACCGGGCCAGCATCCTCATAGATCGGTGCCCGGTCACCTTGGCCACCTCCATCTCGCTCAAGGTCGTCCGCTCAAACAACCGGCTGGTGGCCTCGTGCCGTAAGTCGTGAAACTTCAAATCCACACACCCGGCCACATCGAAGATCCCAGGCGACCGGTTGTTGTGGAACAGCTTTGACAGCGAATCGGTCACCTCGCGCAACACAGACTCGTTCACCGTCCCATCCCACCATGGGAATAGGTGGTTGGTTGTCACCGACCGAACCGCCAGGTACTCCTTCAACACCGACACCGCCACACTGGTCATCGGCACCTGGCGCTTGTCCCCGTTCTTGGTCTTGTCCAAAAACACCGTGCGCCGTCCAAAGTCCACCTGATCCAGCGTCAGCGTGTACATCTCGCGCAACCGCATGGCCGACTCCAGCGCCATCAGGTACAGGCACTTCACCGCTGCCTGGTGCTCAATCACCAGTGGCCGCTGTTTGCGCGGCAACACACCGGCCTCAATCACAGCCAAGATCCGCTCGTGCTCACCAGGCTCCAGCCGCCTGTCCCGCTCCTGTCTCTTATACACCTCTGACGCTGGC